CCGCAGCAACAAAGGCATATAAAAATCTTATTAAAATGTTTAATAAGGGCGAAATTGCAGGATATGGTTGGAAACGAAACTAAAATTATATAATATGAATACATTTGATAAAATAAAAATAGTTAAGGAATCAGTACAAAAATTCTTTGACGAGAATGCAGAACAATTTATTCACGACAATGATATTATTTCTTGGGAAGAAAATCATATTGTCACCACTGGTACACAGATCATGTGTAAAAAATGGAATGTCAGTGACATGGGAGGAGGATTTGTACAATCAGTTATAGATAATAATCTAAGTAAAACAATGGCATCTGCAGATAATATTAATATGCACGCTGTCAGGTTCTACTGTGCTATGATCTATAACCTATCTAAACCCACACGAGTATAATACTAATAAAATGCAGCTTCGCATCCATCAGCGCGAGTGCAGCACCAAAAGAGTTAAATAAATAATTAAACAAACTCAAGTTTGTGTGTATAACTACTAAACGTTTCATATGTCTAAAAAGAAAACCAACATCCTATCTGAAGCTAACGAAATAGTAAACAATCGCTCAGAAGAAAAATCACGCCAATACGGTCCATTCGAAGAAGGTATGCGAAGAGCTGCTATGATTTTTAATGGAATGACAGGTAAAGAACTAAACGGCTCAGATATGTATGCTGCGCTTGTTGCACTTAAATTAAGTCGCCATTCTTATAATTATAAACAAGACAACTTGCTAGATGCAGTTGCGTATTTAGGTGCACTAGATAACTATGTTGAAAAACATGGCTACAAAGACACTGAAGATCCAATTAAATAAATTATGACAGAACTAACATTTTTTACAGAACAGGAAACCGACAAGTCCATTAAAGTAGGTATATGTGCCTTGGTAGGTAAGATTAGTCCAAAGATCTCTTCACACAAGGGTGCTTGGGCTCACATGCTATGTAATCAATTGCAAAATGCGGGCTATTCTAATGCCGAAGTAATCACATCTAATCAAACCGATTGGAATGACTATGACGCAATTCTTATAGATCATGGTATGGAATTTAAAGGCACGTTTAATATTTTTGGAGGCTCTAACGATGATTTATATCATCAACTTATGAGGTTATTTTCCCCCGTTAAAAAATATTCCCTACATCACGATATGCCAGATATTGGTAATTTGATTCAAACTAGGCTTAAAGCAGGAACTGATTTATTTAAAACACTTGAAGCTAGAATTGAAGAAGCAACGGAATTGTGTACGAATATACAAAGAGTAGATCATGTAGATAAAACAGAAAAACTATGCTTTGGAGATAGTCACTCTTTTGGAATGTATCAAGAAGGATATATGTGTCAAAGACATGATGGTTTGACTATGCACGGTGCATTAAAAAGAGGTTTACAAAGTTATGTATATCCATGGATTAAAAGCTTAACAGTTTATATGGGTAATATTGATGTAAGACATCACTTAATGAGACAACCAAATCCGGCTAATTCTGTAAAAACACTTCTAAAAAAATACGAAGAAGAGCTTATTGGTTTAGGTATCAGTGACATTGAGATAGTACATGTTTTGCCAATTGAAAATGAATCTAGACCTCTACCAAAAACCGGCTATTATAAAGGAACTCCATTTATGGGCACATGGTCAGAAAGAACCGAGTTAGTAAAACAAATTAACGAAGGTATTGACGATATGGCTGAAAGAAATAACTGGAAGGTTTACAAACACCCAGAGGTTTATTTTAATGCAATTGGAGAACTAACATTCGATGTAATGGAAAAACCAAAATCAGTACACATCTCTAGAGAGTATTACAGATGGAACATGGAAACAAATGAACCAAATAAGAACTTAATTAAACAAACATTATCTCTATTTTAATATGGCACTAACACAAGAACAAATTAACGACATTAAATTTAGCGTTAATACTGCTAATGAATCTTTAAAAACTTTTGGCGAGCCGAGTATTTCTGATTCATTGTTAAAACACAATCTAATGCATTTGCTAAGTGCAGCAAACGAAATTAGTAAGGAACTAAACGAAAGACAAATACTAGGAAATCAAATATGAAACTAGACGAAAAATTTAAAATAGAAATTACTTACGCAGCATCGAAAGAAGTTGAAATAATTGAAATAGAAACCAAAGACATCGAGTGGTCTATGGGACAATATCAAAGAAATAGACCAGCATTCGGTTGGAAAATTATAGATTAGTATGCAGATAACAACGACTAAGTATTACGATGAGTTTTTAAGATATTTTGATCTAGCTAAAAAACAGCAAGATTTAAGTAATCTTGGTCATGTCCCACATGCAGAATCAAAATTAAATGATGAGCTAATGCATCATATCGAATTATATGATGTCGTAGAGCGTAAATTTGCTGGGTTTTCTCAGATAATAAACGATTGCTTTTATGGTTGGAATCCAGATCATCCGTATTGGTCAAGAATGACCGCGGGATTATACACTCCACAGAGAAAAGAGGTTGCTACCAATTGGAACAATAAAAGAAATGAATTTGGCCTAGAAGAATGGCTTTATATTTTTATTCTTCATAGAGTATGTGGCTCTGCTATTAATTACGCTACTAAACCATCTGGTTATCATAACACAATTCTTTTTAATTTACACGAGTGTTCTACTATTGAAGAAATGTGTGAAGTTATTAAACATCACCCAACTCCGTTTTACACCTCAGTTGGTTATCAATTTCCAGCATTTCCAAAACCACCAAAACCAGAAATAAATGAAGATGCTTTTGTAGGCATGGCAAATTTTAGTAAACCAGAATATGTTTACAAAAGAGGTGGAGATTATTTCTTATGTGAATTTGCACCAAGAATGGCCAGAGACATGGCAAACTTTTTAAGACAGGGTGGCAAAAAAGATTTAAGAGAATTGGGCGAGTGGATGTTTAAGTGGAATGCAGACAACGGCCTAAGAGCTTATAGATTCCAATATGCTGCAGTTATTGCAGATGTATGTGACTGGTACCCAGAATTTATGAATAGAGAATCAATGTTCTATTATGGTACTAATGCAGTAGAATGCATCGGTTATCTTGCAGATCCTGTAGAAAAGAAAGGTAAAAAGAGTGAAGAATTCTTAGATGCTGTTATGACAAAAATATACGAAGATACTGGGTCTTTACCGTATAACGCAGAAGATGTTGCTTGTGATTTTATTAGATGGATTGAAAATTATTTAAGGCCAGGTGCAGACTATGCGCATATTAATATGGACACTCTTTGGAATTCTTCTGAAATTAAAGACCATCCATATGGCAGACAAAAAGCAATGCTAGATTTGGGGCTTGTAAAAACATTTAATGGAATGACTTCATTTCCATCAGACGATAAAATATTACAAAGCGCTGGAGTATCAGTTGAAGAGTACAAAAAAATGGTAGCAAAAATATGAGTAACACTATAAAAGAAATAAAAAAAGTAGCTAAACAAACACCTGATCTGGGTGTTTTGTTTACGTTTGAAGATGATGTTACACAAGAGTATAGAAATATCACGTATGACGGTACCTCTACAGATATTGCATTTAAAAAGAAAAAGCCAGCAGAAAGTTGGATGAAAGATTGGTCAGAAGAAATGAGGCTAGCAAAGTTCTTTGAATTTTGTCACGAGTTTGATAAGAGAGAGGACAAGCTTTTGTTAGAAGACTATCAGATATTTTCCCATAGACTACATTGGCACGAGCATCCTTATTGCTATATGATGCAAAAAGAAACAGACTTAGAGAAACTACTTTATTATACTATTGTTTTCTCTTTTTCAAATGAACATTGGGGTACAATAACTCGCCTAATTAATGAAGGTGAAGAAAAGACCAAGGCACACTTTGTTAATAATAGACATGCAAGAAATGATTTATTTCAAATCTATTATCCAAAGGGCACCATCGTCAAAGATTGGTTAATTGATGGACCTAAAAAAGCCGCAAAAGATATGGTCCATATTCTTGAAGATTTAGAAAGACCATATACGATGATGGAATTTGCTAAACTATTAGAAGCTTATTTTAAAGAACATCAAGGATTTAGGTCACCATTATATCCGTGTAAAAACACAGCAAGATATGTTGCAATGAGTAGACCAGATCTGGTTGATCCAGAATCTATTTTATTTGGAGGAACTGGACA